AAGAGTTCTTGGCCTGCGCATTGATGGTGCTGCACCACAGCGGGAAGGACTTAGCCAAAGGGTTGCGCGGTCACTCAAGCCTGCTTGGCGCCGTAGACACCCAGCTTGAGATCCTGAGATTTGAGGATCAGGCCAAAGGAATCATCAGCCTCACCAAACAGAAGGACGGCCAAGACGGCATCCGAATCGGGTTTGAGATGACCGAGGTGGAGATCAGCAGCTCAAGCCTCGGCTTCGACCCTGTGGTCAGCCTGGCGGTCCAAGCCAGCGATGAGGCAGTCAATCAGGCGTCAAAGAAGGCCTCAAAGGGCAACGCAGGGAATGCAGGGAACGGCAAAAACCAGCGTCTAGAGATGCTGTGTCTGGAGACTGTGGTCAAGGCCAAAGGAGGCATAAAGTATATAGACGGCAAACAGAGGATGGCCGTCAATTTGGAGGAATGGAGGCTGGAATTGTGGTCAAAAATGGGGTGCTCGGAAGAGGATCGGAACAAGTTCAACACGGCTTGGAGTAGGGCGAAGACTCGTTTGCAAGAGGTTGGGCTTGTCGGCATCAGGGATAAATTGGCGTGGTTGGAGTCAAAAGATGCGTCCAGTGACGAGTATTGATACTGTACAAATAAACAGCTTACAACTTACAAACGCATACATTTGCAAGTGTTTGTAAGTTCACTCTTACAAATTACAAACCGAGAGTCTAAAGACTCGGAGGTTTGTAAGAGAGTGATTGAAAGAATGAAAGGAAAGAACAAGATGGCAACAAAACAGAAAACGAGAAAACCCAATCAGCTACCTTTGGTGGTGATGCCAAGTGAACGTGCTGATCCTTGGACGATTCATGTGCAATCCAAGTTGGTGGAACTGGAGGCGGTGAAGGCGGCCAGTGACAGGAAATGGGGAGAAAATCGACTGATTACTTTAGTAGACAGTGATGTCAGAGAGAAATTCTGGGTGCAAAACAGTCGAGTTCACCAGTTCATCGTGGCAAAGGATCAGATTAAGTTTGATTCTGCGGTGGCGTCCATGATCAGGGCATTTGGCGTGTTGGACAACAAGGCAACCGAGGCAGGGTTCCAGCCAGCAGGGAAAGATATTCCACGCATCGAGTGGGAGATGGGCAACGGCCAGATCATGGTGGTCACCAGAACGCAGGCCGAGGCTCTGGCGATCCAGACATCCAGAACAGATCTGCGAGATGAGCACATCTGGAGCATGGAAGAGTTAGAGGTCTTCATGATGGAGCAGATCGTTCAAGAGGTGATCAAGATCAAAGCGATGATCCCGACAGCACAAGTCACCAAGTTCAGCTCTACCAAGCTGGGTGGCGAAACAGGATTTGATGACTTTGAAAATGACCTGACATTCAGCGACAATGAGCCTACCGAGTTCAAGTTCAACTCAAAAGCAGCAGAGAGGTTCAAACATGGGACAAATTAAGCGTTTGGCGGCTTTAATCCGCGAGAAGGTGCTGGCGGTTGTCCAGCGCGTTAAAACGGCTGTAAAGGGGGATTGAGCGTGCCAGGAAGACCAAAGTTCAGACAAGACATGGCAATGCTTGAGCAATTGCCAGATGACATGATCGTCAGCATGTTTGAGGATGGCCGGTCACAGACACAGATCTGCTACGAGCTTGGCATCGGGCGCAGAGCGCTAGAGCAATGGATGGAGGATGCCGATCCCCATATAATTGCGCGTGCGCGCGCGAAAGCCGCCGATAAGCTCGCGGTGGAGACTATGGACATCGCGGACAGCATGGCCGACAGCAATCCGCAGCGCGACGTCCAGCGCATCCGCACTCGGCAATGGCTGGCCGAAAGGTGGGATCAGAAAACTTATGGCCTACAAAAGCAGGCGCAGGTGACGATCAACATGCAGGACCTGCGCATCGATGCACTGCGCCACGTCGAGGTCATCGACGACTTATCCACAAGGGAAAAGGCATGATGTTCATCGCGGCCTGTGGACAACTGGCGTTTGCCGTGGTTGCGCATGTATAACCTGTGCGCAACATGCGGTTTGGTTAACATAATGGACATCGTGTAAAGCCGACAAATGCACGCATATCCACAAAGGCTAATCGAATCAACGACTTACGCCATTTCTGCGTCTGGAAGTTGTCCACATACGCCGAAGGTACTCGCTGGCTGGCCGCGGTCGGCTCGACCCCCCCATCGCTCGGCGCGGCGGGGGCGGCTGATGGTGCACCCTAAGAGACAGCGAAACCCATGACCCACCCCCCTACCCCCACCCCCACAGCGCCCACCGTCCGATCCAAAAAAAAATTGGCCGCAGCACCCGATAACCCGTTTGTCGAATTCGTCAAGCTCTACAAAAATAACCCTGTGCTCTTTGTGCGAGAGGTGCTGAACACTGAGCCTGATGGCTGGCAGATTGAGTTCCTGAATCACATCGCGGCAGGCAACCGCCGCATCAGTGTCCGGTCAGGCCATGGCGTTGGCAAGTCAACGGCCAGCGCCTGGGCAATGCTCTGGTATCTATTCCTGCGCTTCCCTGTGAAGATTGTGGTGACGGCCCCCACATCCAGCCAGCTGTATGACGCCCTATTTGCTGAAGTCAAGCGCTGGGTGAAGGTCTTGCCACCTGTGTTGTTTGACCAGCTGGAGGTGAAGCAGGACCGCATTGAGATGAAGGACGCCAACAACGAGGCGTTTATCTCGGCCAGGACATCCAGAGCCGAGCAGCCTGAAGCCTTGCAGGGGGTTCACAGTGACAACGTGATGTTGGTGGCTGACGAGGCCAGCGGTATCCCTGAGCAGGTATTTGAGGCTGCGGCTGGCTCGATGTCTGGACACGCCGCCGTCACCCTACTTCTTGGCAACCCTGTGCGGTCCAGCGGTTTCTTCTTTGACACGCATAACCGTTTGACGGCTGACTGGATCACGATGAAGGTGTCTTGCGCCGACTCGCCCAGGGTCAGCGAGGCTTACATTGAGGAGATGAAGGCGCGTTACGGCGAGGAGTCAAATGCTTACAGGATTCGCGTCCTGGGTGAATTCCCAAGAAGTGACGATGACACCGTGATCCCGATGGAATTGCTTGAGTTGGCGACACAGCGGGATGTTGAGGCGAGTAAGCACGCACCTTTGGTGTGGGGCTTGGATGTGGCGCGGTTTGGCTCGGACCGGTCTGCTCTGTGCAAGAGGCAGGGGAATGCGGTGCTGGAACCCATTAAAACGTGGAAAAACCTCGATTTAATGCAATTGACGGGTGCAGTTGTGGCCGAGTTTGAGATTCTTGTGCCGTCACAGCGCCCCCAAGAAATCCTTGTTGACTCTATTGGACTTGGCGCTGGCGTGGTAGATCGGTTGAAAGAGTTGGGGTTACCGGCGAGAGGCATCAACGTGGCCGAGTCCCCTGCCATGGGCGGTACTTATAGGAATCTGAAGGCTGAGCTGTGGCACAAGGCCAAGGCGTGGCTGGAGCAGCGGGACTGCCGGATGCCTAAAGATGAGGCGTTGATTGCTGAGTTGGCGACTGTGAGGTATTCGTTCACGTCCAGCGGCAAGATCCAGATTGAGGGCAAGGATGAGCTGAAGAAGCGCGGGATGTCGTCACCGGACAGAGCTGATGCTTTTTGTTTGACGTTTGCTTCTGACGCTGTGATTGGGATGTATGGTTCGGCTGGCTCGACCAAGTGGAATCAGCCTCTGCGCAGAAACCTGCCTCGGGTTGCATAATTCGTTAATTCTTTAAGGGGTTTCAAATGAAGATGACAAAGGCACAAAAGAAGGTTGGCTCTGTGATGTCTGAGTACAAGGCTGGCAAGCTGCACTCTGGCAAGGGCGGCAAGGTTGTGAAGAATCCCAAGCAGGCCATCGCCATTGCGATGTCTGAGGCCAAGATGCCTATGCGTGGTGCTCGCACTGCCAAGAACATGAAGACAAAGGGGATGCGTTAATGGCTACTTTAAAGCGCACCATGGACCAGGCCATGGACAAAGACGAGGGATACGAGGGCGGCTATGAGGGCGAGGAGAGCTGCCCGATGGCGACTCAAGACATCACGTTGAATCTAAAGAATCGCGGCAAGGCGATTGATTCTGCCGACTACGGTCCTGAGAATCCCAAGCTGCCAAATAAGCAGTATTGGATGAAGATGGCGAAAGAGTGGCAGGTGTCTGAGGATGACGCCAAACAGAGTCTGTGCGGGAACTGCGCGGCGTTCAATCAGGAAGAGTCGATGCTTGAGTGCATTGCTGAGGGCATTGGCGATGAGGGCGACCCTTGGGCAATGATTGACGCTGGCGACTTGGGATATTGCGAGATCTTTGACTTCAAGTGCGCTTCCAGCCGTACCTGCTCGGCTTGGGTCGTGAAGGAAGAGGGCGAAGATGAAGAGCCTAAGTCTTTGTTGACTATCAAGATTGGGGTCAAAGGTGAAAAGTAAGCCTGGACTTTATTCAAACATCCAAGCCAAGAGAGCGCGGATCGCGGCTGGCTCTGGTGAGAAGATGAACAAGCCTGGCACGAAGGCGGCGCCAAGTGCTGCTGACTTCAGGGCGGCGGCCAAGACGGCCAAGAAGCCAAAGAAGTCGTCCAAGTGATTGCACCGATTTGCATTTCAACAGTCAACGGCAAAGGTTTGCGGGTGATGCTCACAAGCATTGCCGAGTACTGTCCCGAAGTGCCTGTCTATTTGCGCGGACCCGAGTTCATTATTGGCGGCTATGACGCTGATCTCAAGATCTTTGGTGCACCGCACAATTTCGGTGAAGATTACAACGACGTCATGGACCGCGCCTTTGCTGACGGCTTTGACTCTGTGATCTGTGCCAATGACGATATTGTGTTGACGCCCACCAGCTACAAGCATTTGCTGGAGGATGTGGCGCAGTTGAAGGCCGAGACTGGTGAGCCTGTTGGCTGGGTGGCGGCAAGATGTGACGCTGCGCGGCCTGTGCAAAATGTGCGAAGCAATCCCTTTGGGCAGGAGTTGTACTACTTCAAGTACCCCTATGAAGACGCAATCATGCCGCTGGAATGCCCATCCCCTATCTTTTCATGGATTGGCCGCGATGCTTGGGAGTGTTTCAAGTTTCCTCCGCTGAACTGGTATTCCGATGACGTGCACTGCGAGGATCTGCGTGCCGCTGGCTTTCATCATTACTTGAGCCGGTCTTATGTGCACCACGTTGGAAGCCAGACGATTGGCATGGACGGCAACCGTCTGACTCAGCAGGCTGTGCCGTGGATACGCAAGAACAGGCCGAAATATGCAAAAGACTGGTTTGGTTCTTAATCTCGGCTCTGGCAAGGACGCCAGGGCTGACTGCATCAATGCTGACATCCGCAGTGATGTTGGAGCCGACTGGGTTGTCGATATTTCCAAATTGTCCTATGGCGAGGTGGTCAAGCACGGCGATCAAGACGTCATCATCAAGCCGTTTTGCTTTGAGAAGATCTTGGCGTTTGACGTTCTGGAGCACATACCCGACCTGGTGCAGGCCATGACCAATTGCAGGGATCTGTTGGCTGATGGCGGCGAGATGCACATCCATGTGCCGTATGAGTTGAGCCTTGGTGCGTGGCAAGACCCGACACATGTGAGGGCGTTT